CATGTCGAGAAATTCGGCGCGTTCATGGACGAAACCGCGCGCCGCGCGGCCAAGGGCGGCCTGACCCCGCGCGATCTGATCAAGGCCTATGTGATTACCCGCGCCTCGATCCAGCGCCGCGCCCAGAACGTGGACAGGGTGCGCGCCGCCGGTCTCGATCTGCCGCAGAAATCCGGCATGATCCGGCCCGAAGGGGCGATGGGCGAGTGGCTGCACACCAAGATGGGGCAGCGCTATCTCGACATGGCCGAGCGCGGCAGGGTCGATGACGAGGCCGTGGCCGACGCCCAGCGCGTGATGCAGCCTTTTGGCCTCTCGGCGGAGACGGAAGCGCTGCCGTGGGCGGTCCAGAACCTCGGACCGCGCCACAAAGAGGTGTCCGACATGGTCGCGCGGGCGCTCACGGGCCGGTCCAGCCCCGAAGAATGGCGCGCTTTCGCCAAAGACCTGCGCGGGATCGGCACCGCCAAGGCCGGTTTTGTCGCCTCGATGCTTGGACGGGGCGATCAGCCGACGCTGGACGCCCGTCAGGTGGTCCTGCAGACCGGAAAACCGACCTCCGAGGCCAAAAATCCGATGAAACGGGCCGGTTACGCCGCCGTGGACCGGCTTGCGGCGCGTCAGGCGGCCCTGAACCCGCGACTGGACCCCGATCTGGAGCCGTTCCGGCAGCATTTGACCCACCACGCGATCTGGGACAAGGCCGGAAACGAGGAAACCACCCACGACGACGTGGTTTCGGCCATGCGGCATGCCGCCGATGGCGGTCGGATCGGCTATGCCGACGGCGGATCGGTCCTTGACCACCCGCTGGCCCAGCTTTTGGCCCAGATTGGCCTGCCGAACGCCGCCATCAAGCATCCGGAGGTGCAAAAGGCGATCCACCGCATTTATTCGCCCTTTTCGGATGACCCCGCCAAGGTCGAAGAGGCCATAAAGATCGCCCAAGGCCTGAAGCCGCGCCTCGACAACCGCCCGCTGACCGGCGGCTACTACGGCGTGGCGCAGGCCAAGCCGGTATCGGAGGTCAGCGCCAAAGTCGGCGCGATCCCGAACGTCAATCCGCTGCAGCCGACCCCGCTCGACTGGGAACAGTTTTACCAGAAGACCAAGGGCGGCACCCTGATCAATGTCGGTGGCGACCGGTCGAACCTTGGACGCCTGACCCATATCAACGGTAAGAAGCTGAATTGGCCGGTGGACCTGCATGCTGGCCCGAAATACATGTTGGAGCCGAACAGGGGAGCGGTCTGGGCCAACAGCACCGCCCACACCACCGCCTTCAACAAGAAGATCAGGGACGCGGCGAAGAAGGGCGATGTCTATGGCATCTACACCCCGATGTCGCCCACCGCCGTGGACAGTTCGCACAACATGTTCGACGCGGTCATGGCTCAGATCGACAAGGACCAGATCAGCGCCGAGGATGCCAAGGCCTTCGACGCCGCGCTGAAGGCGGGCCTGCATATGGACCCGAAAGACCGCGCGCTGGGCATCAAGGCGATGGAAAGCTGGCCCGGCATTCTGAACGCCAAGAAGGCATCGGAATTTGCCCGCAAACTGCCAGGCAAGCACCGCGCCGGTGTCGTCAAGATGATGGACAAGAAGGATTGGCGCGAACGCGGCTTTCCGCAGATAGGGATGACCCGCGTGGCGATCACCGATCCGGCGTTGCGCGACGCCCCGAACAACATGATGGGCCACCGCGTGGTGCAGTTCGATCCCGACGCCCACCGCGCTGAGGAAAGCAGCTTTCGGCATTCGACCTATACCGATGCCTCGGCGGGAAAATATGTCGGCGACGTGCCGCTCCTGCAGCGCCAATACGTGATGCCAGACGTGGCCGCGCGCCTCTTGGAAAAGCCGACCAAGGCGGGGCAGGTGGTGCATCCCTTCTCGGAAGACGCGCTGGGCCGCTCAACCGCGCGTAAGATGTTCGAGGAGCAAAAAAACCTGCAGCCGATCAACGAGCGCTGGATCGAAAGCGTCGGGCGCGGCATGGAGCGCCAGAAGCGTTACGGTTTCAAGGACGGCGGCGCGGTCCAGCCGACCGAGGCCCAGAAGAAGGCGGGCAATTACCAGAAGCACCATTTCAGCTTCCACGGCCTGCCGGTCACCGTCGAGACGCTGAAGGGACAGAAGCGGTCGGGCGTGGACGCAAATGGACAGGCGTGGTCAGTGAAGCTGCCCTACGACTATGGCTACATCAAGCGCACCGAAGGCGCGGATGGCGACCATGTCGATGTCTGCATCGGGCCGGATCACCAGAGCGACCACGTCTTCATCATCGACCAGCACGATCATCGTACGGGAGACTTCGACGAGCATAAGGTAATGCTCGGCTACCGTACGCGCGACGAGGCCTGCCGCGCCTATTGCGCGGGCTTCTCCGACGGCAAGGGGCCGGATCGGCAGCGCGCCGTGGTGCGGATGTCGATGAAGGAATTCAAGCAGTGGCTGAAGACCTGCGACACCAAAAAACCCGTGCGAGGGCAGGGTCACGTTGATCGTGCAATGAGCCTCGCTTCACAGTATACTTCCCGCCAGTCCCACCCCCAAGGAGATCGCAATGGACGCTAAAAGCCTGCGCGAGGCGATGAAGGCAAAGGCCAAGCGCCTTGCCGGTGCCTCGTCCGAGAAAGTCGATAGTTCGACCTTCACCCCCGCCGAAAACCTCGACGCCGATGTGAAGACGGGCATGCGCCCGATCTCGCGCCGCGCGTTCAAGACCGGCGGCAAGGTCGAAGGCATGGACACCGAGCGCCGCGCCGACCGCACCCCGCGCAAGCTGGGCGGCTCGGTGGGTCTGGCCAACACCAACCAGAAGATGGCCAACGAGGAGCGCGACGGCAAAAAGCATGTCGGCGGCTTCAAGCGCGGCGGCAAGGCCGAGGGCGGCATGACCACCTCGCCGCGCCCGATGAAACGCCCCGATGACGAAATCGCCATGATGGCGAAGATGGACAGCATCAACCGCTCGGCCAGCAACGGCGACGGGCAGGTTGGCACCAAAGACCCCGTCATGCGTCCGAAGAAGCGCCCCGATGACCTGTTTCCGGTCGATGCCCCCATCGACGCCGAAGGCGCGACCCTGAACGACTACAAGAAGGGCGGCAAGGTCAAGAAGGCGGCGGGCGGCGCAACCGGCGGCTCGAACGCCCAGCCCATCACCTCGGCTGGCCCCGACAGCGGCGGGCGCGAGGCCAAGAAGAAGGGCGGCGCGGTTCACGCCAAGGGCTGCACCTGCAAGTCCTGCGGCGGCGGTGTCGCCGACCGGATGGCGCGCAAGGACGGCGGCAAGGCGGGCCTTTACGCCAACATCCACGCCAAGCGCGAACGCATCAAGGATGGCTCCGGCGAGAAGATGCGCAAGGCGGGCGACAAGGGCGCGCCCTCGGCAGCGGATTTCAAAGCCTCCGAGCGCACCGCGCGCAAGGATGGGGGTCGCACCGGCAAGGGCAAGACCAACATCAACATCATCATCTCGCCGCACCATGACGGCAGCCTCGGCAAGCTGGGACAGCAGCCGCTGGCCGCCGCGCCCGCACCGGCTCCGATGATGCCGAAGCCGCCGATGCCGGTTGCTGCTCCCGCTGCCCCGCCGCCGATGGCCCATGCCGGTGTCCCTGCGGGACTGGGGGCCGCGCTGGCCGGTGCCGCTGGTGCGCCGATGCCGCCCGCCGGTGGCCCGCCGATGCCGCCCGCTGGCATGCCGCCCATGGCGCGCAAGAGCGGTGGGCGCGTCCACATGACCGCCGGTGCCGGTTCCGGAAAGGGCCGCCTCGAAAAGATCGAGGAATACGGCAAGAACGCCTGACCCTACCCCCGTCAGGCTCCAGCGCCCCGCGATTTCCCACCTCCCTGTCGCGGGGCGCACCCTTTACCATGATCATCAGGATGACCGATGCAGACCATCTCGACGCTGTTCGAGCGCGAATTGACCAAGCTGATCGAAGAGCGCAAAAAAATCCTCATTCAAAATGTAGTATCAGGTGTTGCGATCCACACCATGGAAAGCTACCGTGAGCATGTTGGCCGTCTCGCTGCGCTGAACGAGGTGCTGGAGATGTTCGATGAAGCCAACGCGATAGTGAACAAAACGCCATAGGACCGCTATGCCCCACATGCTGATGGCCCATGAGGATGACCCCCGCGAGAAGCTGCGCGCCGATCTGGGTGACCTCTCTGGGGTCGAACTGTTCCACAACCAAGTCCTCCTCGCCGTTTACATCCGGCCCGCCAAGACCAAATCTGGCCTCTACCTGACGGATAAGCACACCGACGAGGATCGGTTCCAATCCAAGGTCGGCCTTTTGGTGAAAAAAGGCCCGCAGGCCTTCGAGCAGGACGGAAACTGGTTCTCCGGCCTCGAATTCAAAGAGGATGACTGGCTGGTGTTCCGCCCCTCGGACGGCTGGTCGATCACCGTCAACGGCGTCCTGTGCCGCATTTTCGACGACATCAACATCAAGGGTCGGGTGCCGCATCCCGACGCCGTGTGGTGAGGAGAGGCAGATGAGCGAAGAGATACCGGAAGACGATCTGGAGGTTCAGATCGAGGATGCGGGCGACGACGCGCCCGAACCTGAGAAGGTGGTCGCCCCCGAAGAGGGCATTGCCGATCTGAAGCGCCAGTTGGACGAGGAGCGCGCCCGCCGCGCCGAGGCCGAGCGCCGCGCGCAGGAGATGGCCCAGCAGGCCCACGCCGCGCGCATGGACAAGGAAGACACCGACATCCAACTGGTGTCGAACGCCATCGACACGCTGGATCGGGACACCGAACTGCTTAAGCAGAGCCTGCAATATGCGATGCAGACCGGCGACCACGCCCGTCAGGTCGAACTGCAGGAAGAGATCAGCGACAACAAGGCCAAGCTGCTGCAGCTTCGCAACGGGCTGGAGGCCATGAAGGCCAAGCCCAAGACCCCGCCGCCGCAGCCGGTGCAGCGTGATCCGGTCGAGGCCTTCGCCGCGCAACTGACGCCGCGATCCGCCGACTGGGTGCGCGCGCATCCCGACTATGTCCGCGACCCCAAGCTGAACCGCAAGATGATCGCGGCGCATGAACTGGCGGTCGCCGACGGCCACGCGCCCGACACCGACGCCTATTTCGCGGCCATCGAGGAGACGCTGCGGATCAAGCCGCAGGCCAAGGTGGTCGAGGAGGATGCCAGCGAGAGCGCGGCTAAGGTGGTGCAGCGCCGCGATGCGGCCCCCGCTGCCGCGCCGGTCAGCCGTGGCCAGCCGTCGCGCAACGCGGTGCGCCTGACCGCCGCCGAGCGGGAGATGGCTGAGATGATGGGGATGAAGCCGGAGGAATACGCCAAGAACAAGCTGGCCCTCCAGAAAGAAGGGAAATTGCAATGAGCGAAGAGTTCAAGAAGGTGACGCGGCCCTCCATGCGCCCCGACGCCCCCGTGACCGAAGAAACCCCGCGCGAACGTGCCGCCCGCCGCGCCGCCGAACTGAAGGCGCACCGCAACGGCGATCTCGATGACGGCACCGACGAATTCTTCGTCGAGCCCGGCATTATCCCCGACGGCTGGACCTATGAATGGAAGACCAAGACGGTGCTGGGTGCGGAAGACCCCGCCCATCAGGTCAAGCTGGCCCGAGACGGCTGGGAGCCGGTGCCGGTGAGCCGTCACCCCGACATGATGCCTGCGGGCTACAAGGGCGTCGAGATCACGCGCAAAGGCATGGTGCTGATGGAGCGCCCCTCGGAGATCACCGACGAGGTGCGCGCCATGGAACTGCGCCGCGCCCGCCTGCAGGTGCGCGCCAAGGAAGAGCAACTGTCGGCCACCCAACCTGGTCAGTTTGAGCGCTCGAACAAGGGCAACGATCTGGTCAAGGTCAAGAAGGGCTACGAGGCGATGCCCATCCCTGAAGAATGATCCGCACCGTCCGCATCATCAACAAGATCGAGCGATTGCGGCGGGCCATCAGGGCGGAAGGCACACCGGCGATACAGGAGGCGTGGGACCAGATGGAAGCCCACGTCTCCATCTTCCTGAACGCGCAGAAGGGCGAGGATGGACCTGCAGGAACGCATGACACTGACGGTCGAGGGGCAGGCCACATGGGCTGACCCCAGCAAGGACGCGCGCTGCTCGTCCTGCCGCCATGTGCAGCGCCACCAGAAGCCGCGCCCGTTCCGCCCCGACCAGTGCAAGCTGGTGTTCCTGCTGTCGCGCCGCCACGGCGCGCCGTTCGACGCCAAGAAAGCAATTGCCTGTTCGCAGTACGAGGTGTAGCAAAGACGTGCCGGAGCGGAGCGCAGCATCACGGGAATGGGCGGCGCGAGGTGACGGCACTGAAGCGCGGTGCAGCAGTCCGGTCTAGCTGGCTTGGTTCATACCCAAGATGTCGGTGGTTCAAATCCATCCCGCGCCCCCAGATTTAGCGAAGACCGAGGATTTTTCCTCGGTCTTTTGCGTTCTAACCCCACCCTTTGACAGACCAAGCGCAACGTGCCACTATATGTGCATCCTCCCTCGGTGGTGAGGATCACCTTTCCCTTGGTTCTATAATCGCCCCGGCGCGCGATGATGGACCTCCTGCAAAGGAGCCTTCCGTTATGGCGAACACCAACGCGCCTTTCGGTTTCCGGCAGTACAGCGGCACCGGCTCGGCCCCGACCTACGAACAGGTCGCGGTTCGCATCGCCTACAACGCATCTGCCATCTACTACGGTGACCCCGTTCTCCCCGATGCCAACGGTTATGTCGTTGTCGGCGCGCCCGGCACGACCCAGATCGCGGGCATCTTCCAAGGCTGCAAGTACCTCTCGGTGTCGCAAAAGCGCACCGTGTGGTCGAACTACTGGCCTGGTTCGGATGTCGCTTCGACCCAAACGGTCGAGGGCTACATCGTCAACGACCCGAACGCCAAGTGGCTGGCCCAGACCGGTGCCACCGGCGCGACCGCTGCCGACATCAACGCGAACGTGAACTTCGCCATCGGCACCGGCAACGCCAACACCGGCCTGTCGGGTGCTTATGTGGACATGTCCACCGTCGGCACCACGGCGACCCTGCCCTTCCGCATCGTCGGTCTGGACGTTGACCCGCCCGGCTCGAACGGCACGGAGGCTGGGGCCTACAACTACGTCGTCGTGGCGTTCAACAACGTCTCGACCAAACAAGCCACCGGCATCTGATAGGAGGTCTGAACTATGGCTGTGAACCTTAGTGCCATCAAAGACCTTCTCCTGCCGGGCTTGCGCGGCGTTGAAGGCAAGTACGAGATGATCCCGTCTCAGTACGACAAAATCTTCACGAAGCATACGTCGAAAATGGCTCTGGAACGCACCGCTGAGATGCGCTTCCTCGGCTTCGCGCAGTTGAAGACCGAAGGCGGCCAGACCGCGTTCGACAACAACGCGGGCGAACGCTTCGTGTACAACCAAGAGCATGTCGAGATCGGCCTCGGCTACGCGATCACGCGCAAGGCCATCGACGACAACCTCTACAAAACCCAGTTCGCGCCGTCGAACCTCGGTCTGATCGAGAGCTTCCAGCAGACCAAGGAAATCTACGGTGCCAACGTCCTGAACACGGCGACCACCTACAACGGTGCCATCGGCGGTGACGGCGTGGCGCTCTGCTCCACCTCGCACCCCATCGACGGCGGCACCGTGGCGAACCGCCCGACGACGGACGTGGAACTGAACGAGGCGACCCTGCTGAACGGCATGATCGCCATCCGTACCAACTTCCGCGATCAGGCGGGCCTGAAGGTCTTCGCCCGTGGCCGGAAGCTGGTGGTTCCGCCGCAACTGGAACCGGTCGCCATCCGTCTGACCAAGACGGAACTGCGGCCTGGCACCGCCGACAACGATGTCAACGCGATCATGTCCACCGCCGGTGGTCTGCCGGAAGGCTACATGGTCAACGACTTCCTGACCTCGGCGGCGAACTGGTTCCTGCTGACCAACATCGACGGCCTCTCCTACATGGAGCGCGTCAAGTTCGAGACGGACATGCAGGTCGATTTCGTGACGGATAACCTGCTGGTCAAGGGCTATGAGCGGTACTCGTTCGGGTACTACAACTGGCGCTCGATCTGGGGTTCGTTCCCGTCGTGATGACAAATGGGGAGGCCTTCGGGCCTCCCCTTCACTTGCCCTGACCGCGCCAGCGGACGCTGCACAGACAGGGCTGAAACCGTGCAAAGGACATCCCCATGGGAACCACGACCTTCACCGGCCCCGTTCGCTCCGGCACCCTGAAAGCGGGCGAAACCAGCGGCACCGCGACCGGCCCGAATATCGGCCTCGCCCGCCTGAACCAGTTTGCCACCCTGATCCAGTCGGGCGGCGGTCTGGTGCAATCGACCACCATCCAAATCCCCGCCGGATCGCGCATCACCTCGTTTGAAATCGACGTGCTGACCGCGTTTGACAGCGCCACCTCGGCCACGCTGTCCATCGGCACCACCGCCGGTGGCACCCAGTACGTGTCGGGCGTCAACGCCAAGACCGCTGGCCGCGCCGCGATCACCTACACCGCCGCCCAGCTTGCCGCCATGGCGGGCCTGACCACGGCGGGCGCGGCTTCGCCCACTACCGCCCCGCTGGTCATCACCGTGACCTCGGTCGGCGCGCCCACCGCAGGCGTGGTGACCGTGGCCGTCAACTACACCCAGCAGTGAGGTGACCCATGCGCGTTGGTAACAAGAAGCCCGCGATGAGCGTGAACAAGACGGTGAAGACCGGCACGATCACGTCGGGCAACATGAACGCCCACACCGCCACCGCCAATAAGACGGTCACCGGCGGCAAGGGTGTTCACGGCATGCCGCTGATGTCGGCAGCCGCCGCCAAGCAGAAGCACTGACGAGAGGGGCGGCAGCGCCCCTCTCTCCCCATAGGAGACGCGCATGACCCCGATTACCATCAGCAAGACCGGCACGGGCCGCAGCGCCACCGTGGTGCCTGACAGCTTCCAAAACCCGTTCAACGTCGGCCTTTTGGTTACCGTGACCGGCACGGCCACGTTCAACATCGAAATCTCGATGGACGACGCCATGACCGGCACCCCGACAACGTGGGCCGCCGCAACCGGCTTTTCCGGCCTGACGGCCTCGACCGTTGGTTCCCTGACCATCCCCTGCCACGCGATCAGCATCAACGTGACCGCTGGCACCGGCACCGTCTCGGCCCAGATCGTTCAGGCTGGGGTGCGCTGATGGCGAAATCCCCCGCTTGGACCCGCGCTGAAGGCAAAGACCCCAAGGGAGGCCTGAATGCCAAGGGGCGGGCCTCGGCCAAGGCGCAGGGCATGAACCTGAAGCCGCCCGCGCCGAACCCGAAAACCGAAAAGGATGCGGGCCGCAAGGCCTCGTTCTGCGCCCGCATGTCGGGGATGAAGGCCAAGCTGACCAGTGAAAAGACGGCCAAAGACCCCAACAGCCGGATCAACAAAAGCCTGCGGGCGTGGAACTGCTAAATGCCGGTCATCAATCCCTCGATCACGCAAAATGGACGGCTGGAGCCGTTTGAACTGCAGGTGGGTCGCGGGCAGATCACCGGCCACACGCTGATCAACATCCAAGGCTATAATGCCGCCCAGCACACCACATTCCGCGCGGTCTGGGAAAAGTCGGATACCGCCGATTACGTCTATCCCGCGACCTCGGTGACCATGGCCTTCACCTCCAGCCTCGCCGAGACACTGGTCCTGCGGGTCGATGGGTTAGACGCTACCTACGCGCCGAAGACCGCCACCGTCACTTTTAGCGGCGGCACCACCGGCACCGTGACAAGCGGGACGGCGGATTTCTTCCGCATCAACGCCATGCAGATCGTGCAAGGCACTGCCAATGACACGGTGGTGGCGACCAATGGCGGCATCACCTATGCCCAGATCAATTCCGGCACGGGCCGGTCGCAGGCCAGCATCTACACCGTCCCGCTGGGTTACACGTTCTATCTGACGCGGTCACAGGCCTTCACCACCAACAACGGGGCGCAGTTCTGCACTTACCGCGTCTGGTCGCGGGTGTTCTCCAACGGCATCTCGACCCCCACCATCGTGCTGTCCGCGCCGTTCACGCAGGCCTATGCCTCGACACGGGTGGTGCCAAGGGGTTATCCTGAGAAAACGGACATCCAGTGGCAGTTGATGCAATCTAACGTCGCGCCGGGCTCGATCCAGCTTGAGGGTGTCCTGATCAAAAACGATGGGGCGCTCTGATGGCGACGACCGGCACCTACGACTTCAATCCCAGCCTCGGCGAGATCACGATCTACGCCTATATGAATGTCGGCATCCGCCCGACTGCGCTGCTGCAGGAACACATGGAAGCGGCCCGCATGGCCGCCAACATGATGCTGGCGCGCTGGTCGAACCAAGGCGTGAACCTCTGGGCGGTTGATCTGGTCGAGGTGCCGCTGATCGCGGGCGTGGCCGAATACGAGGTCGACCCCAACACCGTGGTCATGCTCGACACCTATGGCCGCTATGATGACGGCACCTCGCCGCCCATCGACCGCCCGATCATGCCGATCAGCCGCACCGAATATGCATCGTACTCGACAAAGACGGTGCAGGGCGCGCCCACGGTGTTCTGGTTTGACCGACTGGTCGCCCCCAAATTCACCCTCTGGCCGGTGCCGGATGGGCAGACCCTGACCTCGATCCGATACTATCGGGTGCGCCGCATCCAAGACGCGGCAATGGCAGGCGGGGCGCAGGTCGAGGTGCCGTATCTCTGGCTGGAGGCTTTCGCCGACGGGCTGGCCTACCGGCTGGCGCGCATCTGGCAGCCGCAGGTCGCGGTGGCGCTGAAGGCGCAGGCCGATGAAAGCTACAAGATCGCCGCCGACCAGAACATCGAAACCTCAAACGTCTACATCTCGCCGCTGATCGGGGGGTATTTCCGCTAATGGCCTATGCCTCGATTGCCGGTCGCGCCAAAACCTCCAGCGTCAACCCGCAGGCCCATGCGATCTGCGACCGCTGCGGGTTTCGCTACAACCATGTCGATCTGTCCTTCCAGTACGACTGGGCGGGCGCGACGGTGCAGAACAAGCGCCTGCTGGTCTGCCCGTCTTGCCACGACGAGATGCAGAGCCAACTTCGCAGCCTGACACTGCCTGGCGATCCGCCGCCGGTGATCAACCCGCGCCCCGAAACCTATGCGCTGGCCACCACCGATTACCGCATCACCCAGACCGCCGAGGGCGTCTCGGTCGTGCAGGGCATTCCAGTGCCTGGCAACGAGGACACCCGCATCACGCAAGCCGACAACACCCGCATCACGGGGGCCTGACGCATGGCTGACGTAAAGATCACAGACCTCGCGCCTGGTACGGCGCTCGATGGCAGCGAACTCTTTGAGAGCGTCCAGCAGGGTGGCTCGGTGCGCCTCTCGGCGCAGCAGATCGCCGAGTTCGTCGAGAGCCAAGCCTTCGGCAATGTGATCACGGTCGAGCAGGGCGGCACCGGATCGCAAAGCCTGACCGGCTATGTCTTCGGCACCGGCATCGCGCCGCTGCAGGGCCGCCCGACCATCCCAAACACCGACATCACCGGCCTCGGCACCGCCTCTACCGTCAATTTGAAAGTCGGCACCACCCCGCCCTCCAACCCCGCCGTGGGCGATCTCTGGGTCGATACCAACTGAGGATGACCATGACCGCTTGGACCCCTGCCTTAGAGATACCCGCCCCGCATGTCGATGTGGTGACCACCTCCGGTCGCGGCATGACGCCCGACGAGGTCACCGATCTGGCGCTGAACAAGCTGATCTCGATCTCCGACAGCGCGCCGCCCGCCATTGCCGAGCAGGCGCGGGCCTATAAAGAGCGCATGCGGATGGTCATCGTCCACTACATGCGGCAGGCTATCGCGTCGGATCGCACGACGGTGTACAATATCTTGAAAGACGCGGGCCATGCCGACGTGGCCGAACTGATCAGGAGGCTCTGACATGGCGTTCACCGGCAACTATATGTGCACCTCGTTCAAGGGCGAACTGCTGCGCGGCTGCCACGACTTCACCCTGACGACCGGCGACGTGTTCAAGCTGGCCATGTACACGAACTCGGCCTCCTTTACGGCGGCGACCACGACCTATACCGCGACCAACGAGGTGGAGGCGTCGGGGTCGTATGTCGCGGGCGGCGGTGCGCTGACCAATGTCTCGCCCACCACCTCCGGCACCACCGGCTTCACCGATTTTGCTGATCTGACCTTCACCAACGCCACCATCACGGCGCGGGGCGCGTTGATCTACAACACGACGCCGAACACCACCTCGTCGGCGGGCTTGACGAACCCCACCGTCTGCGTGTTGGATTTCGGGGCTGACAAGACCTCGACCACCGGCGACTTCACCATCGTCTTCCCCGCTGCCGACGCGACCAACGCCATCATCCGGATCGCCTGATGCCCGTCTATGCCAACCGCGTCCTTGTAACGACCGTCACCACCGGCACCGGCACCGTCACGCTGGGGTCTGCGATTTCGGGCTATCAAGACTTCGCGGCGGGCGGGGTGGCAAACGGCAACACCGTGTCCTACGTCATTGAGGACGCGGGCAATGCGTGGGAGATCGGCACCGGCACCTATTCTTCGACCGGCCCGACGCTGACCCGCACCTTGGTGCAGTCTTCGACCGGCGCACTCTTGAACCTGTCGGGCAATGCGCGGGTCTATGTCGTCCAGTCTGCCGCCGACATGGCCACGCTGTCGCTGGCCGACGGCACGGCGGCGCTGCCTTCGGTGGCCTTCTACAGCGATCCCGACACCGGCCTGTCGCGCCCTGCGGCCAACACGCTGGCCTTCTCCACCGGCGGCACCGAGAAGATGCGCCTCACCAACGCTGGCGGGTTGGGGATCGGCACCGTGTTCATGCCGACCTCGTCCACGCGCAGCGATCTGATCATCGGCGGCTCCAAGGCGGGCATGCTCACGCTCAGAGACGCCACCGAGACGGACATCGT